GCTCGAGTCAATCACCACGGCCTGCACAGGCACCGGTGTAGAGTTCAGCTGGGCTTTCGATACGTCTGGCACAGCCCATGCCCGCGACATTGTCACCGATACTGGCTGGAAGATGGTGCTGGATCGGGGGCTTGATATTTTTCAACCACCTATCAAGACAGAGGGGTTTTCACTGGGCGATCGGTTGCAAGAGCACCGCATGCTCAAGAATTTCTATGTGACCTATGTGCGGTTAGACCCTGATGTGGGGGGCACATGAGTTTTTGCATATGTCGCTCCATTCCGGTGGCGCCGGAGATGACACCCAGCTTGTCGAAATTGACTGCTTCGCTTCCTCTCGGACCCTGGGGCGCAAGATCTACCGTTAGCCCTCGCGGCAACCGTACCCGCCGCTTAGTGCTGGCGGCCTGGGACCGGATTGAAGCGCGCCGTGAATTCATGACGTCGGGGATGTAGGGTATGCATCCCCCGCGGGGAAATTGGTGACCAGTGTGCAAACCGAGGTCCCCCAATTCGTCGTTGCTAGAGAGCAATGCGAGACGGTCGACCGGCTTTGCGACAGAGGCCGGGCTTTGCGCAAACTAGTGCTGCGCCCATAGCGACATACAGAGCTGACCAAATGTAAGGCGGCAGAAACTCTAAGCCATAACGATTTTAGGAGACTCGAAAGATGAAAGCCACCGAAGCAAAACTACTCGAGTTCCTGAAGCGCTCGCCCCAGTTTGTCATTCCTATATATCAGCGAACCTATAGCTGGACCGAACGCGAGTGCCAGCAACTCTGGGACGACATAATGCGCGCCGGAGAACGGTCTGATGTCCTGGCTCATTTCGTGGGATCGATCGTCTATGTGCAGGCTGGGCTCTATCAGGTCACCAGCCAATCACCGCTTCTGGTGATCGATGGTCAACAGCGACTGACCTCGGTCATGCTAATTCTCGAGGCATTGGCGCGGGCGCTGGGCGATGAGGAGCCCGTAGACGGGTTCTCGAGCGAAAAGGTGCGCAGTTACTTCCTGCTCAACCCGCTTGAGAAGGGTGACCGGCGCTACAAGCTCTTGCTGACCCAAGGTGACCGCGCAACCTTGTTGGGCATCATGCAGCAAAAACCTCTGCCCGATGATGGGTCCATGCGTGTGATGCAGAACTTTGCCTTTTTCGAAAACCGGATCGCGGGGATGAATGGAGATCTGAAAGCGCTCTGCGAGGGGCTGGCCAAGCTGATGGTGGTGGACATTTCACTGACCCGCGACCAAGACAACCCGCAGCTTATTTTCGAGAGCATGAACTCTACAGGCCGTGAACTGAGCCAGGCGGACCTGATCCGCAATTTCGTTCTGATGGGGTTGGATCCGGATCATCAAAGCCAGATCTATGAGGACCACTGGCACCCAATGGAGGTCAGCTTTCCCCAGGACGGTTATGGCGCGCATTTCGACGCCTTCATGCGGCATTACCTGACCTTGCGAACTGGAGAGATTCCAAATCTGCGTGACGTATATACCGCGTTTAAGGACTATGCCCGTGAACCCAAGGTGGCAGAGGCAGGGGTGGATGCGCTCGTCGAGGATATTCATGCCTTTGCCCGGCACTACAGTCGGATGGCGCTGGGGAAAGAACCTGACCCGGACCTCGCCGTTGCATTCCGGGATCTGCGAGAACTTAAGGTCGAGGTTGCCTTTCCGTTCCTGCTCGAACTCTATAACGATTTTGTTGCTGATCTATTGCCAAAGGCTGATTTTCTGCGTGCCGTTCGCCTGATCGAAGCCTACGTTTTTCGACGCGCCATTTGTGCCATTCCTACAAACTCATTGAACAAGACCTTCGCAACCTTTGGTCGAGTATTGCGGAAGGACCGCTATCTGGAGAGTATCGAAGCACACTTCATGACCATGCCCTCATACCGACGTTTTCCCGATGACGAAGAGTTCCGCCGCGGCATGGCGCTTCGCGATCTCTATAACTTCCGCAGTAGGTCCTACTGGTTGCGCCGTCTTGAGAACTTTGATCGCAAGGAGCGTGTTGCCGTCGATGAGTACACGATCGAGCATATCATGCCACAGAACGAGAACCTATCGTCTGCTTGGCGCAATGCGCTCGGGCCGGATTGGAAAAGGGTGCAGGAAACCTTGCTGCACACCGTCGGGAACCTTACGCTCACAGGCTATAACGCCGAATATAGTGATCGACCATTTCCCGAAAAGCGGGACATGCATGGCGGTTTCCGAGAAAGTCCTTTGCGCCTCAACGAGGGATTGGCTGGGATTGATGTTTGGAACGAAGATGCAATCACGAAGCGGGCCGAGAGGTTAACCGGCGTCGCGGTTAAGGTCTGGGATGCGCCACGGCTGTCGCCGTCGGTCATCGAAGGCTACTTGCCGCAAGCGGACCGCGCAGCGGAATACACCCTGGCGGACCACCCGACTGTTGATGAGGGCGGATCGATGCAGCCACTGTTTCATGCGCTGCGTCGGGAAATCTTAGCGCTCGATCCCTGCATGACCGAGGAGATCGTAAAATCCTATATTGCTTTTAAGGCTGAGACGAATGTGGTCGACGTTGTGGCGCAAGCGCGTCGGCTACGATTGTCGTTGAACATGAAGTTTCAGGATCTTCGCGATCCAAAGGGGATCACTCGGGACATGAGCAGCATTGGCCACTATGGCAATGGCGATGTCGAGGTTGCCATCAAGGACTTGGACGAACTGCCCTATGTGATCGGCTTGATCCGCCAGTCGCTAGAGCAGCAGATGGTGGGTTCTGAGGAATAAGCCTGGTTCTTGTTAGACGCAGTTAAACCAGAGCATTGCGGTTTGCAGCAGGTGATCATAGTCGTCCGCCATGGCGTCGGCCATAAAGGTAGCGATCACGTCTTCGGGCAAGTCGGCTTGCCTTGCGGCCTGGCGGCAGCGGCCCATGACGGCAAAGGCATTGCCGTCATGGTCGCATAGTTTAACAATGACGTTCGGGTATTTCGGGCTCATCGTTTTGGTGTCCTTCCGGCGGTTCCAGCGACATCAGGCGTGACCGGCGTGTATAGTCCAGTCGTATGTCAACAAATTCATAGGGGTAGACGGCACGCCCGTGCCTGGTCTCGGAGCACGGCGTAATCGGCGAGCCAACCTATGATCAGTGTGCCCTCCGGCAGCCTAGCCACCTCATCCGCCGCACGCGCCTGCTGCGAGCGGCTGTATTCCACTACCGGCGGGCAGGCGCTGAGTGGCGTCTCAGAAGCCACCATCGCGCAGGCGCTCAAGAAGATCATCGCGGCCATGAGGGCGGCGGCTGGCGGCGTCCAGCATTTGGCGTTGTATTTCATGGGATTTCTCCGATGTTGCGAGGCGTTCAGCCAGCCGCCCCGTGCGTTCTCCGGCGCGGCGCAGGTTGAGTAAGAACAGCGCGAGGGTTGCGATGGCCAAAAACAAACCCAGCGCTTTGCGCGCAGGGCCGCTGGCAAGGGTTGCCATGATCCAAGCCATCAGCGCTGACCCCGCTTCCAGTCATCGATCCTGGCATGGATTGCCACGGCAATTCCGATCAGCGCCACCGCGATGAACACCCAGCGCAGGGTATCGAGATAGGGCACCAGGGGCAGGATAGCGGTTTGGGTTTCTGCCAAGACGTCTTGCGCCACCTCGACCCCGGCCGCGCCGACGGTTGCGATGCCAGCCGCGCCGCCGCCCTTCAAAGTGCGGCTGTCGGCCAACACTTCGCGGGCAGGGGCCACCTCTGGCATGAAAGGTGTGGCGCGTGGAGCGAAGGGTTCGCCCCAAGACCGCGCCGGCCCGAGGTCAATGTGCATAAAGCCCGAGCGGGGATAGGTGCCGAAGCCAAGGAAACCCACGGCGCGGGCGGCCTCGGCAAACGTGGCCGGATCGTGGTTGGACATGGAAATATCAAACGCGGTGCCAAGCATGTGCTTGGAGGCCGGGGCCCCGCCGACAGCGCGGTTGTGGCTGGGGCTGCGATAGCCGGAACGAACGATCAGCGGCTTGCCGAGCCGGTTACGCAGGGACTGCAGCTTGTCCATGGCCTCGGTGTTGATCTTGATTGCGCCGGTCCCGCGGCAGGCAATCTCCGCGGGGGAGAAGCTGGGCCAGCGCCAGGCGCTTTCCGGCACGTCGCGGAAATGGGTATAGGTCGTGGTCGGCATGATTGGTCTCCAGAAATGCAAAACCCGCCTCGGGGGCGGGGGGGGCGGGTGACAGGTTCAGTGGTGGTTGGGTGATCGTCAGTCGGTTCGGCCGCGCTGGAAGGCTTCGAACATCAGATCGCGCATGGCGCGGATATCGGTTTCAATGCGCTCCAGCCGGTCGGCATCGCCCTTGCGATCCTCGGCGCGCTGCCGATCCACGCGGCTGCGCTCAGCCAACAACTCGCGGTCCAGCCGTGCCAGCATGGCATCGTTGGTAAATGCCTTGCGTGTGACGGACGCCAGCAGGGCAATAGTGCCACCGATCAGCGCGGTGATCGCAGCGGTGAGGCCGTTGTCGCGGAAGGCTTGCGCGATGGTTTCAAAAAGGTTGGGTTCGTCACTCATGGTGCTGTCCTTCGCTGTCGCGGTCCTGCGGTTCAATAATCGGTTTCGACGTAAACGCCGGAGCAGTCGTAGGCGACCGCGGCCGCTGTAGCGCCGGTGTTCATGTAATTGCGGGGGCTCAGGAGCTGGGTGGCGGCAGGCATGTCCGTGGTGACGGTGAACTCGACAGCGGCGCCGCTGACTTCCTCAACCACGCGCACGCCGATGTCGGATCCGTTCGGGGCGGCCGCGATGGTGAGCGTCAGCACGTTCGTCAGGCTGTTGACCGGGAAACTGGCCCCGAGATCGGTCAGACTTGGCGCGCCGGAGCCGTCGTTGTGCACCAGCTGCCAGTTGGCATGGGTGCCGCGCTGGAAGCCGATGCCGACGCAATTCACCACGGCCGCCAGCGTCAGCGTGGTGGCCAGTGCCGCGACAGACCCGTAAAGTCCGAAGAACCCCATGCCTGTGGCCTGCAGTGTGGTCAGCGACAGGCGGTTTACGTAGTTCCAGCCACCCAGCCCCTCCGCATTGCCGCGCCAGCAGACCCAGCCTGCAGAGCGTTCTTCGGCCACCGCATCTGCTGTTGCGGCACTGGTCACCCGCCAGCGCCGCATGCTGGTGGAGAGGTTGGTGGTGGCAAGGGTCGGCGTGGCCACAGTGCCCACGGCGGTGCGCGGCATACCGTTTGTGTTAACCGTAGTGCTGGTCGACGGTGCCCATGTCGCAATCCGGTTGACGCCAAAATGCGGCTGCAGCGGAAAGAACCGCCCCGAGGGGCGCTGCACATCCAGCCACCCAGCCCCGGCGCGGTCACGGGCATAAACGGCAAGTTTTCCGGCTGGCGGTGGCGATGGCGCTGCGGGCAGGCTGGGCATCAATAGCGGTTCGGGCAGCTCGACCCGCCCAGAGCTGCGGTCGATCTTGATGGCCTCATGAAACGTTCCGCCATCTGGGCTGACCTTGAAGCTGAAATCATCCGAGCCGAGCAAGCCAATCAGCGCTCGCGCCGAAAACCCGGTCTTGAACGCAAAGGCGGCGTCATTGCCGGGGGCGTTCTTGTTAAATGTCGCCTCGATCCCGGCGCCTGCGTTGTTGAACAGCATGGCAGGCGCGTTGATCGAGAAGCGGTTGTAGCTGTCGGCGGTTGCCCCGCCGAGACCCAAGATCTGTGCGGTCAGATTGGCCTGAGGCATGCCCACCTGCGTGACCGCATTGGCAAAGGTGACCGTGGGCGTGTTCAGCACCGTGGTGCCACCAGCCCCCGCCGTGGCCGAGCCGATATTGACCACCGTGGTCGATCCCGAAGCACCGCCAGTGCCAAGGTTCAGGGTTTTGGAAAGGCTGGACGTGGTTGCGCCTGTGCCCATTCCATATGTGGCGGTCGTTGTTGCTGTGCCGATGGTGGCGGTGGCCCCGGACGTAGTCACCGTTCCCGAGGCGGTCAGCGTGCCCGAGAAGGTCTTGTTGCCGGAAAACGTCTGGGTGCCTGCAAGGATCGCAAGTTCCGACGAGGTGTTTGGCAGGGTGAAGCTGCGCGTGGTGCCGGTGCTGATGCCCGACAGCGAGAACAGCGCTCTCTTGGTCGGATCGACGGCATTCACCAGACTGAAGATGGCATCCGAGACATCCTGCGGCACGCCGACCGGATCCCAGGCGCTGCCATTCCAGACGACAAAGGCTGCTTCATCCGCGATCCAGGCGAGCCAGCCCGGGCGCGGCACCAGCCGCATCCAGACGCCGTCGACCCAGAAAGCCACGTTCAGATCCCAGCCTGCCCAGAGGCCGGTGGCTCCAGACGCCACGATGTGCCGGTCGCCGTCGGCCGGGCTGGCGGGTGGGGACGTCAGATCCCGATCCAGCACCGACAGCTGCACCATGGCATCGAGCAGCCGCAGCGCTTCATTGTGGGTGACGTGCTTTTGCGCCTGCGATGCCAGGATATATGGCAGCAAGAGATGGGTGGTAATGTCGGACATGATTGCCTTCAAAAGATGAGGGTGACAGATTTTGCTGAGCCCCGACCGATCAGTGCGGAGAGCTGGTAGATGCGGATGACGAGGGATTGGCCGGGGCCGAGGGGTGCGCCCCAATCGGCGATCTGCTCGGCGGCGGTGTAGAGGGCCGAGGTCGTGGCAGTCGTCAAGGATCGCTTGACAACTGACCCGTCCAGAATGTCGAGCACGTAAGCTTCATTGTCCTCGGCCAAGGGTACATCGCCTGCGCTCCAGCTGTCGGCAGCAAGGGACCGTGACCGGCGCGTCCAGCGGATGGTGAGATCGCCGGGACTGCGCGCGCTGCGCCATGGCTGTTCGACATGGCCGACCGAGAAGGGCCGCAGTCCAGCGCCTTCAGGCGTGAATGTCGTGGCGACAAAGGTCTCGTCGCTGACCGGGTGCTGCGCCGGTCCGATGCGCCAGTTCCATGGTATGCCAAGGTCAGCCTCAGCGATCGGCAGTGATGCCAGTTCCGCATCCAGCACCACGACGCGCGCGCCGGTTGGCACCATGCTGACGACCGCGTTCTCTGTACCGCGCTGGCCACGCAACAATCGGGTCAAACGATAGCGCCCCTGCGCAATCAGTTCCGCCGCGCCCGCCTGGACGATCTCCCATTGCCCAGCGCCGGTTTCCACCGCCAGCGCATTCGCCCCGCCGAGCAAGGCGATATCGGTGACGCTTTCCAGCGTACCGGAATAGAGATCGACCACCAGCGTATTGCCAAGATCGAAGCGCGAAACCGGGCCCGCATAAAAGTCTGCTGCGAGCACGCCGATCCGAGCGCGGCTGTCGAAGGTAGTCAGCATGTCAAAGCCATCTGTCGACGCGCTGCGATAGACCGCAATCTCGCCCGGCCATGGTTTGGCATGGGCGGCGATCAATGGTCGGTGCGCAGGCTGGTCCTCGCGCAGTTGCGGCAGATCCATCAGGATCACATCGGGAGTGCCGAACACCGTTGGCGTCGAGAGCGTGGCCGGGCGCGGATCGCCGGGCGGCAGATCGTAAACCGAACGGTCCTGGCGCACGGCATCGATGCTGCGCAGGTCCGAGTCCGCGATGGACACCAGCCGCATTTCTGTCAGGCGGCCATCATGATCAAGCAGGATCACGTCGCAGGGATCCAGCGCCAGTCGTGACGGCGGCAGGCGAAACACGGCGCTCTCCCTCCCGACCCACGCTTCCATCAGCGCACGGCGGCAGCGGCGTTCGGCTTCCTCTGGCGGCACCGCCATCGGGAAGCTTTCCGAGGCGATGCGCGTGGTATCAACGGTGATGCGCCGGGCCTCGACCTGTGCTGCGTCATAATCCTCGTCGGCGCGCGCGACCTGCCATTTCAGCGCCTGGGGCAGCTCGGTTTCCTGCGCGCGCGTCAGTTCCATCACATCGCCTTGCGCCGAGGCCGGGGCGACCATGCTGTCGGGGGTGATCGTGGCGCTGGCAATGCGGCCCCGCATCCGGAAGCGGATGCGGCCTTCGCTCTCGACAGCATCGAAGCCGAAATGCCGGGCTAGAGTGGAAATTGATGCGCGTGGCGCTTCCAAGGCCGAAATCACATAGCCCTCAACTGCACCCCAGAGGCCAGACACGTCGATCCATTCTTCCGACATGCCAGCGCGCAGACAGAGGTGCCGCACCAGCGCCGCCAGCGATACCGCACCCAGCCGTCCGGTCAGCCAATGCCCGCGTCGCCAGTTCGGTCCATCAGTCCAGACATTGGTCAGTTCGGGAAAGAACGGATAGGGCCGCGCATCCCACGTCCAGGCTGCGCATTCCGGCACGGTGACCATGCGCGCACCGGTTACGCCCGACACCGGATTGTTAGCCGGTGCTGACCAAAATAGGTACGTCGCCTCAAGATAGGCGCGCTGGATCGCATCGTCGCGCCAGCCGCGTGAGAAATAGGGCGTGAAGCTCTCGGACGACTTGGGATCGAAGAACACGTTGGGCTGATTGGTGCCACGGTCGATGGCTGGGCAGCCCAATTCGGTGAACCAGATCGGTTTTGACTGCGGCACCCACGATGTTTGCGTCCCGCTTTCCACCCCGCCCGGGCGGTTAAAGTGCGGGTTTTGCCACCAGGCGCGCAGATCCTTGAAGCGAAACACCCACGGTTTGGCGGCAGCTCCATCGGTGATGGGCGTTCGGACCTGCGCAGTGCGATCCAATGCGCTAGCATAGAACCAGTCGAACCCCTCGCCACCGGTGATGTTGGATTGCTGGTAAGCCCGGTCATAGATGGCGGGCGCAAGGGCCGAATCGGCATGATCAAAGCCGTCGCGCCAGTCGGACAGCGGCATGTAGTTGTCGATGCCGATGAAATCGATGTTGGCATCTGCCCAGAGTGGATCGAGATGGAAATACACGTCGCCGCTGCCATCGCTGGGATGATGGCCGAAATACTCCGACCAATCGGCGGCATAGCCGATCTTGGGCCCAGCGCCGAGGATCGAGCGCACGGCCGCCGCGAGGCTTTTGAGCGCGGTGACGGCGGGATAGCTGCTGGCACCGGAGCGGATGGTGGTCAGACCGGGCATCTCCGAACCGATCAGGAAAGCGTCCACGCCGCCTGCAGCTTTGCACAGATGCGCATAATGCAGGACCATCCGGCGCAGCGACCATTCGCCGACCGGCCCGATCCAACTGACAGTTTCGTCGGAAACGTTGAAATTGGCTGGGGTTGCTGTGCCGAACAGCGCTGATAACTGTGTGGCAGCTGCGGCAGTCTTGTCGACCGATCCAGCATAACCCGCCGCCGGGGAACATGTGATGCGACCACGCCAAGGGAATGTCGGCTGGCTTACCGTGGCGGAATTGTTGCTGTAGGGATTAGGCTTGGTGTTGCCCGGCGGCACGTCCATGAGGATGAACGGATAAAATGTCACCCGCAGCCCACGCGCCTTCATTTCCCTGATTGCCTGCACCACGGCGAAATCGGCAGGTGTGCCACCATAAACGGGGCGATTATCGGCATCTCTGCTGACCAGAACGGCACTGGCGCGCGAAACGCCGTTTACCGACCAGGTTGAGGGTGTTGTGGCTTTGGCTGCAAGCTCGACGCCAGGCCGCATCTTGCAATTGCCTGCGCGCAAATCATCGCCGAACCACGCCACGACCAACGATACGCTTTCCACCGCGGGTGCCATGGATTGCAGCCGATCAAGCGCCACCACGATATCGGCGGTGTCGGAAATGGCATTCAGGTTCTCGGCGACGGTGGTGCCGCCCGATGTCAGACCAAAGAGGGTTGGGGTGCCGCCACTGGTTTTCTTGACCGGGACGGTCGCATAGCTGAACTCGCCCGAGGCCGGGATCATGGTCACCGCCTTGACCAGCCCTTCCGCAGTGTCGGGATCGGCCAGCGGGCGGAATACCTCGAAACTGATCTGCGGCAGACGGTTGCCGAATGCGCTGAGGGCCAGATCTTCAACCACCACATAGGCCGTGCCGCGATAGGCGGGCGTATTGGCCGCCCCCATCCTGGCCGAAATGAACGGATCCGGGTTTTGGGCCTCGTCGCCCGGATACCAGCGCCAGGTAACACCACTCATGTCCATCGCCTTGCCATCCGCCCAGACCCGGCCAATGCCGGTGATCTCGCCTTCGCAGAGCGCGACCGCGAAACTGGCATAGTAGAGATATTCGGTGGTCACGACCTTGCCGCGCCGACCGCCCTTGCCGCCGCCCTGGCTGGTGGTTTTTGCCTGCTCGCGGAAATCCGTGGCCCAGATGATGTTGCCACCGAGCCGCATGCGGCCAAAGACACGCGGAATTACGGCCCCTTCGGTCGAGGAGGTCATGCGCATGCTGTCGAGCCGCGCGCCCTCGATGCGCTGCGTCGGTGCGAGGGATGACACGAGCCAGCTGTCGACCACGGACCCCACGCTCGAGCCGATGAAGCCACCGATGGCAGCGCCGGAAAAGCCGAGGATTGTGCCGCCGAAGCCAGCGCCAATTGCGGAGCCGACGGCCCCGAGAACTAAGGTTGCCATGTTTGTGGGGTCTCAGCGTTGAGGAAACAGGAAGGCGAAGGCGATGCGCCGCCGCCACGCCGGGGTCAGCATCTCCTCGACGACGCCCAGCCGCTCGTAGGAATGGATGAATTGGTTGGGCCCGGTCAGGATTCCGACATGCTTGGCGATGGCGCGGGGGGCCATGCGAAACAGGATCAGCGCGCCGGGCCCAGCCATGGCCGGAGCGATTTCCGGCATCATCGCCCGCGCGCCATCCGCCAGAACTTCACGCGGACCGGTCTCGCCCCAATCCCGGCTGTAGGGCGGGATCGGGAACGGCTCATCCCCGACTACCTCGCGCCAGACGCCGCGCGCGAGGCCGAGGCAATCGCAGCCGACGCCGCGCAGGCTGGCCTGATCGTGGTAGGGCGTGCCGAGCCATGATCTGGCGGCTGAAATGACAGAGTCAGGTTCGACGGCCATTATAAGACGCTCCCGTCATGACCGCCGCCCTTGCTTGCATAGCGCAACACCGCGTCTTGGCCGGGGATGTTAGGAAAGCCCCGGAAGTTGACGACATTGGCGAACCTGGCCGCGCAGGTTTCGATGCGCTTGTCGCAGCCTGCGCGGGCGATGAAACTATCGCCCTCGAAAATGGCGCGCACCGGTGCTTCCAGCAGAGTGTATGTCGCGATGCCGCTGTCCAATGCGTGCGCCAGAACTTCAGTGATGCGCCCCGCATTCGCACCGCTGGTCCACGTGATTGTGCCGGATGTGAACCATCCTGCGTCAAACCCGGACAGCCCCGAGGCCATGAACGCGCGATCCCGCAGCAGGTCAGTGACCACGCCAGCACCCTTGTAGATCGCGCTTTTCAGATCGATGCCACAGCGCGCATCGCCCAACCTCGCGTCGCACCCCGTCTGAAACGTCCGCCCGACGGTCTGGCCCAACACATGCGCCAGCGATCGCACCTCGGCGACAAAGGCCATGCGCCCACGGCGGATTTGGCCCACCGCTCCCCTTCGGAGCAACACCCGCTGGCTGGCATCGGCCCAGTTCACCCGCCACAGCTCCACCGCCGCATTGTCCCAGCGCCCGTCGAGGATGTCAGTCTCGGTGATCCGGTCGGAGGTCAGCACACCACTTGCGTCCTGCGCATCGACGGCCAGATCGGAGCCAGCGCGGATTTCCGAAGCGGCGAACCCGCTCTCCGGTTCAAACGCGGTGCCGTCGAAACTGAGCGTGCGATCATGATCGGTGAAGCCGAGCGCAACACCATCAGACCGCGAAATCCGCCAGCACCAGGACAGGGTGGTGGTGCCGTCATCGAGATGCGCCTGCAGTGCAGGGGAGAGGGATTTCATGCAATTTCCTTGATATGACAGATTAAGCAAGCCATCCTGAAAACCCGAGCGCGTTGCCCGAGACAGGTGTGATGATGGCAGATGACGTCCCAGATGAAGCCGGAACCGACAGTGGGGCTGAAGAACCGTGCCAGCTTGACGGTAATCCCCTCGTTCTTGATGTTGTAACTCTTGAAGCGTTCCAGGCTGCGTTGAGACAATATAAGCCACCCAATGAACGGCTTTTGACTTTGGTTCGTACTCCTGCCCCTGAGACCGACTAACGATTGCCTCATTTGCGGATCTCCAGAAGCGGAATGGATGTGATCGACCCCAACCGTTCGATATCGAGGGTTACGTCGAGCACGTCGGTGTCGAACCGCACAGGCACATCAAATTCAAATCCGGCGCGGACTATGACGCCATTGCCGGGGGCGGTGGTGAAGGTGATGACGCCGGTCGTGGCATCCATCGTCCAGCCCGACATCTGTTCCACCATGCCCAGCGCGACGCGGACAGTGCCTGCTACGGGTTTGGCGATGGTCCGCGCCCACGTCTGCGCGCCGGAGCTGTAGCGTTTCGACAGCTGGAAAATCTTCATGCTGCCGGTCCCGGTGCCGATCTGCTGGTCAATCGCGGTGATCGCCTGCGACGGCAGGCAGGATTTGTAATCGGCCCAATCCTTGGTGCGAAACCCGTGCAGGCGTCCATTGCGGGCCTCGAAGAACGCCACGACGGCTGCCAGATCGTCAGCCCGGCGGATGCCATACGCCACATCATATCGACGGCGGCTGTTGGCCCAGCTGGCATTGCGTTCCTCGTCGCCAGAGGCCAGTTCGATCACCTGCGTGCGCCGCTCGGGACCGCCGCGTGCGCCGCGGCTGATATTGTCGGGAAACCGAACCTCGTGAAACGCCATCACATGCCCCGCCGGCCCAGCGACACGGCGCGGGCAATATCTGCCGCGACCTGCGTGCGCGATTGTCGGAAGCTTTCGGCGTCGCGCGCCATGATGGTGACATTGACGGCAGGCGCAGAGGGCTGGCCTTGGCCATGGCCAGCCGCGTCCCGCCGCGACAACACCCGTTCGCCACGTTGCAGGATTGCCGGAACCTCGTCCGGTTTCAGCCCGGCCCAGCCGCCAGAATGCATTCGTGGTGCACCCGCGAAGGCCAGCGCTGGGACCATTCGTCCGGGCGCTGGTGATCCGACCACCCCGCCAGCGTGCAAGATATTGGCAAAGAGGCCGCCCGCGCCGCCCAGCGCACCTGACAGAGCGTTTGCGATGGGGCCAAGAATGAAACGCCGCGCCGCCAGTTTTGCCAGATCGGCAATGATCGAGGTGACGAGATCGCGGAAATCCAGCTTGCCGGTTTTGACGAACTCACCCATCGCGTTTTCTGCCGAGGTAAAGGCAGAGACCAGCGCGTTGCCGATATCACCGCCAATGTCGCGGGCCTTGGCAGCATAATCTGCGAGGGTCGCGACCGCTGCCTCCCATCCGGTCTTGGCCACTTCGGCGCCTGCTGCTGCGGCAGCACCCGCGCCACCGGCGGCCCGCCCAGCTTCGGTGACTGATTCATCCAGCCGGTCGGCGGCGTCTGTCGCCCCATCCAGCGCGGCCTCGCTCTCGGTGCCAGCGCCAGCGACGGCATCCTTCAGCGCCTGCCAGCTTTGCATCGGGCGGGCGGCCGCATCTGCCAGCATGCCGGAGGCTTCGCGATAGGCCTCGGCCCTAAATGTCGCGTCCTCTGCCATCCCACTAAGACCGAGGTCGGGCGTGGTGACATATGTCTGCGCCATCGCGGCCGAGAATGCTTCGGCGGCCGCAGTTCCGGCCGCAGCCGCCGATCCGGCAAAGGGATTGTCGATCCGGCCCAGCGCCAATGGATCCAGCGTGCCAATCCGCACGCCGCCTTCGCCCACGGCCCATTCCGGCAAGAGGGCGAGCGCGCCGTTCAGGGCATTGATGAAACTATTGATCCGGGTGACGACACCGTTCAGCATCGCCTCGACGCCGCCGATCAACCCGTTGGCGGCCTGGAATGCGAAATCGCCAATGGCACCGGGCAACTGGCCCCAGATGGCCTTCACCGCATCATAGGCACCTTGGAAAATCCCAGCCGCCGCATTGCCAAAGCTGGTCACCGCCTCGACCGAGGACTGCATTGCGCCATAGACGGTGGCCTGCAGCCCCGCCCAGCTGGCTTCAATCTTGGACCAGGCAGACGCGGCCCCGAGTCCGATGCGATCCCAGACCTCCAGCGCCAGATCCTTCAACAACCCAATCGCCGCGCCGAAGCCACCCGCGCCCGCGACCAACCGCGTGAATTGAAATACCAACTCGCCCGCGCCGACAATCAGGGCACCGATGCCAGTGCGGATCAAGGCGCCGCGCAGGAAAACGAGGCCGGTGGCAAGGCCGCGAACGGATAGCGCCGCGGCTGCCAGCCCTGCCACCCAGCGCCCCGCCATCAGCGCAGCGAAGGTTGCGGCATAGGTCGTCAGCCGCCCGATGTTGTCGAAAAGTGATGTTATTGCCATGCCGATAGGCCCCGTAGCGCGCGCCATATCTGCTAGTTTGGTGGCGATGGTCTCGAGGGCCGGGGCGACAGCGACCGTCAGGCGGTTGACAAGGCCGGTCCAGATCAGGCTCAGCCGGGCGATGGCGTCACCCGTGCGCTCGATCTGGGCGGCGTCGCTGGCGCTGACCGCCACGCCAAAATCGCGCACATCCTGCGCCGCTTCCCGCAGCGTCGCGGAATCAATGCGCAGGAAAGCCAGCGCCGCCTTGTCGCCGAAGAGATCAGAGGCGACAGCAGCACGTTCGGCCTCGGGCACAAACTGGTTCAACGCTTCTTGAATGGCCACGATGCGCTGGTCGAGCGGCAAAGCCTGTAATTGCGCCGCCGTGAGGTTCAAGCGCTGTAGCGCACCAACAGCGGATCCTGATCCGGTCGCTGCTTCCGACAGCCGGGTGGTCAGCTTCTTGGTGGCCTGCTCGATCTCTCCCATCGACACGCCTGCCAGCTCCCCGGCCCATGTCAGGGTCTGCACGCTCTCGACAGTGGTTCGCATCGATTGCGCGAGCTTGGCCTGCGCATCGACATTCGCGAGACCCGAACGGACCATCGCCACGCCAGCTGCCGCCGCCGCAACAGTCACAGCCGCCAATGCAATCCCGGCTTTGCGGGCGAAGCTGGCAAGCCGGGTGTTGGCCAGTTCCATCTCGGAGGACAGACGGCCAAAACCGCGCGACCCCGCCTCGCCGATACCTTCCAACTCGGCGCGCACCTGGCGGCCGCCTTCGGCGACAAGGCGGACGGAGACGCGTTTTTCTGCCATGGAACAGGATCCTTGAAATTCGAAGTGGAACGTCTTACGTTTTGTTTATCGATCTAGCGGGGTATGATCATGTCGAGACAGCAACCTGTCCACAAGTTTCAAATCTCCATTCCCAAGGCGATCCGCTCAGCCCAAGCTTGGGAGGCAGGACTGACTTTTGCCTTCATCCCCAAGGGAACAGGTGTTTTGCTTGTGCCCGTCCCGAAGCGGGACGCGCTGAAGGGTCTCGCGCCGGCGCAACGCGGCAGACTATCGTGATCGAGAGGACCGCTGCTGATGATCCTCGTCGACACATCGGCTTGGATTGAGTGGCTGATAGGATCCCCAACCGGGGACAAACTGACACAGCACCTGCCGGAGCAATCTGACTGGCTTGTGCCGACATGGTGCAGTTGGAACTGGCAAAATGGCTCACGCGTGAGGTCGGCGAGACAAGGCCGACAGGTGATCGCCTTCACGCAGGTTGTCAGATCGTCCCGCTCGACACCGAATCGCACTTGCCCGCAGACGCCTGCCGCGCCACAAGCTGGCGACGGCAGATGCCATCATCTTTGCGACCGCACGCCTGCGCGGTGCTACTTTTGACATGCGACGCGCATTTCGACGGCCTTCCCGGTGTGACTGATCGCGAAAACCGGCGCCTGATCGGATCTCACTCTGATGGAGCATCTGTTCGTTCAGTTTGCGCACCATCACGGCCTCGATCTCGGGCAAGAGTTCGGCGGCAATCAGGGGATTGATGCCGAGTGCCTGTGCGAGGGCCAAGGCCGCGCCCATGTCCCATCCCAAAACTGCGCCGGGGATGACCCGCAATTGCCCACCAAGACGGCCGACCAGATCCCAGACCTGCCAGCCGTCCTGCGTTTGCGGTCGGTTCAACCTTGTGGGGCAGTCCGGGCAGTTGCCCTCGCGGCCCTCGAAGGGCTGGCAGGCCGCGCAGTATCGGTCGCCCCCGCCGAAGGACCAGTCGGCGAGGGCGCGGAGACGTTTTTTTCTGCGTCCAGGATCAACCCGCGCGCGACATATTGGGTCTGGAAGGCTTCAAATACTGGCCAGATTTCCAGCAATGCGTCGATGCCCTCAGGGCTGACGGGCACGATATTGCCAGCATCATCGCCCACACCCTCCCAATCCAGCACCGCGCGACGGGCGACGGCTTTGGCCATGGCAAGGGCCAGTTCCTCTTGGTTGGCGCCTTCAGGCAAGGCTTCATGGCCGGATCGGCCGGGCCGAAACCATCAGTGCTGTGGTCAGCGGGGCCACCAGAAGACGCAGGCCGGGGGCGAGGTCCAGCCATTCAGGCGTGGCGGTCAGGTTCAGACGGATCATCAATAGGTCTCCACATCGTTGGCCAGGATTGCTGTGCACATCCGTGCGGTACTGGTCGGCCTTGGCGGCCTGCCAGTCAAACGTTGCCTGCACGCCCTGCGGCCCGGAAATTTCGATCCGGGGGCGCGGCAGGTAGACGGCGTGGATGGTGAAGGTGAAACTTTCCCCGGATGGCAGGACATAGG